ACAATTCTTGGCTGGAGATTTTACAAATTTCGATGGAACATTAAATTTAAATTTGTTATGGGAGATTTATAGATTTATAGAGAGTATGTATAAGAGAGAAGATCCTGTATGTAAAGCATTATGGACAGAATTGGTAGATTCACAACAATTATTTGGCAATACGGTTATCCATGTACCTAGAGGACAACCTTCGGGCAATCCAGCCACGACACTTATAAATACGTTCTACAACATAGGGCTAATGTATTTGACTTTACATGAAGTTATGGAAGAGATAGGAACAATTGAAGCGTTTGAAATTCAAGAAGAATTGCTAGACAACTATAGAGGAGAATTTTATGGGGACGATAATATCCTTAGTTTTTCAAAAAAACTTGTGAATATAATGGATCCAAATTTGATAACAAAGGTTATGGCAAAATATGGACATAAATATACGACAGATGCTAAAGATACAAGTTTTTTTGAATACAAAACACTTTACGAAATTTCTATCTTAAAAAGACATTTCTCTTATGATAATAAGTTACAAGCGTGGATAGCTCCACTAGAGCTAGTTTCGATTCTCGAACCAATCAATTGGGATAAAGTACAGGATGGACATTACGACTTGAAGAAAATTCAAATGCAAGTAAATGTGCGAACAGCAATAAGAGAGCTTTCCTTGCATGATCCAGAAATATTTAATTTATATCGAACAAAACTAATAAATCTTTCAGAGCATTATGATTTAGATTTAACCCCAGATTGTTATTATGATCAACAATCATTACGAAAGATGATAAGGAGGAGTGACAACATCTTTTGTTTCTCAAATGATTTTTTCAATGAGTACACACTTATTGAGAATGAATTTGATGTAAGAGTCACAGAAGAAGAAGGTATGACTATTGAGTCAGGTGAGTACCTTGGTGGCAGCCCCACTCAAATCTCACACAAACAAAGGGTAGTAGAGTTTAACCCGACTCTGCACTTTAAACAATGGGTTGCTATTTTACCATACAGTCAATCACAAATTGTGCAGCCAACTGCAAACACAACAGTAACATTCACAGGTGTACCAACAGGAAGTTTTATTGCTGATATCACTTTTGGAGTTATGATGGCAAATGATGTTGTTCCAGGTTATATCGTAACAATATCAAGTACACAACTCGGCTATAAAAATACAAAAGTGTGCGGATTTAAACATTATTCAGCATATACTGCAAATATGGGACTTTCTCCATTTGGAATTGTAAATACTGAAACTACTATAACGTTTGATGTGACAATTGTATCACCTGCCTTAATTTCGTTTGCGGCAGGAGATAGACTTGCTATAAATCTAACACTTTCCAACCCTCCTCCAGCGGGATCTGTGACAATAAGTCCTTTACCTCTTCCAGTAGTAGTTGATAATCCAACCATAATCCAAGATCCATTACCAGTAACTGTGAATAATCCTACGGTGATTCAGAATCCATTACCTGTACTAGTAAACAATCCAACAGTGATACAAAATCCTTTACCAGTTCAAGTAAATAATCCTACAGTGATACAAAATCCTCTACCAGTTCAAATAAATAATCCGACAGTGATACAAAATCCTCTACCAGTTCTAGTAAACAATCCAACAGTGATACAGAATCCCTTGCCAGTACAAGTAAGTAACCCAACAGTCATTTCTAATCCGTTGCCAGTTGTTGTGAACAATCCAACTCCAATCCCAAATCCTCTCCCAGTGCAAGTTACTAACACTGTGCTTGTCGATGGGTCAGTAGATATCTCAAATACACCGCTTCCAGTAACATCAAGTGGAAGTGGAAGTGTAGTCACAATAGGAGACCAACCAGTTTATGTGAGAATGTACGAAGAAAATGTACCAACAATGCATATGATGCAATACACAGGAAATGATGCAGAAGAAGTTAAGAATGAACAAATTTTGACACTCAACACAGACACACCATTAATATCTGAAACAATTCCAAGACAAGTTGAACTAGATATGCAGAAATTAAAAGGTATGTTGGAAGCACGTGATCATTCAATAAAAGATATTCTTTGTAGGATGTATGCGATAGCAGATTTGATAATTCCACCAGGAGGTAATTCAAATGATCAGATCGTGGCAATTGATCCACTCAGTGAATTTTTAACTCAAGTGAATGTTTCCCAAAAGTTAGATGGTTTTGCTTTCTTTAGAAGTAATTTCTATGTAACAATTTTGACACGCACACTACCAACAACAAGTGGTTCCTTGATTGCTTCCTTTTATCCACAAATTAATATTGCAAATCGAACTCTGAATATTTTACAAAAATCACAGACACCAAATAAACGTATTTTACTTTCATCGTCAGAAGGTATTAGAATGAAAATCCCTTTTATTGCGCCATTTTTGGGTAAGAATTTGATCACAAGTTCAGGATCTTTAGGAAATTTAATTTTATCGTTGCTTTCAGAACCAACAATAAATAATACCAAAGTGAAGATATATATACAAGCGGATTGTGAAGATATCGTAGTTGAATATCCAACTTTTGCTACAGGTGACTTTGCTCTATTATCAATACAAGAAAGAATAAAACAGTTGCAGGTAGAACAGACAGAGATGTTGAACAGAATAGAGATCGATCAAGTTCCTCATCATATGTTAATAGAACAAGTTGCAAATAGACTTCCAAGAGAAATTGCAGAACAAGAATTTCCTGATTTAATTCCAAGTGTGCATATGATGAAGCTATTTGGACCACCACGACCAACAAAAAGTACACCAAGCACGCCAGTTACGTCAGTGAAATGGAAGCCTGGTATGAATCAATTGAATAAAGAAGGTCTGGATACTTCACATAAGTTAAGCTTGAGTAATAATAACTCAATATCCGCTACAAAAGGTGAATTTGGTTCTTCAGAAGATGAGATGTCAGTTAATTTCATTCAAAAGAGTCAACAAATAATTGGTATCCCAAGAGTAACTACATCACAGGTAGCTAATACAGTTATTTTTGCAAAACCATGTAGTGTTATAGATTTCGCAAAAGTTGGGGAAGATATTTTTTTGACCCATCAATCTTGGTTAGCAATGAAATGCCAGAAGTGGATGGCAAAATTGAAATTTGATATAATGTTTACTGGAAACCAATTTCATGCTGTATCTTTGAGAGCTATTTTCAATCCAAATGACTCGGGTGCATATAATGTAGGTGATGTGATCTCATTTAATAATTTAAATAAAGCAAAGTCAAAGGAAATGGACTTTGATGGACAGAAAGTATATGGAGATTTCATCATTGAACCAGCATTATCAACAATGGTTAAGAATGTTCCAACACCACGAGCTCAAGATGGTACAGTAAATTCAGCAAATTGGCAAAGCAATATTTATTCTGAAGAGTGCTCTTATGGTATGTTTTATCTCACAATTGAAGTCCCATTAGTTGCAACATCATCAGTTGCACCGTTTGTAGATTTTGTAGTGGATATATCTATGGAGGATTTATTGCTAAGTGACCCAGTGGAATATGATTCATTAGTACCAAGAGCGCATGTAAAAACAGGTTTGTTGTCTTCAATTGCAGAGAAATTTACATTTCCATCTCGACAAGATAGATTTGAAGGAGAAAAAGGACAATCAGAGAACGCAATGGTTCCAAACAGGAAAAGAATAATTGATGAATGTTTGGGAGATGAATTTACTCATATGAGGGAATTGATGAGTGTTTTCACTCCGTTCTCTCCAATAGTCTCCATTCCAAATGGATCAGCATTATTATTGGAACCATTTAAATTTAGAGCATTAGATGATTTAGCAAATACTCAAAAATTTAAATTTCATGATACAATAGACTATTTTGCATGTGGATTTGCATATTATCAAGGACAGATGGAAGTAAGAATTGGAAAGACAACAGAACAAAATGGGCCATTTGGTGAAGTTACTTTGACAACAAAGAGGAACCCTGCAATCTTAATCCCTTCTTTGGATGGAACAGGTGTACAAACTATATCTGCACCAGCATCAGCTCGAAGCGGTAGTAGAGTGCAACCACTCTATAAAGAAGAATGTATACCACAAATTCAAATCCCATTTTATCAACCATTTCACATGAGTAGAATCACATCAAGTAATTCTTTTAATGCAGGAAACCAACCCAAAATAATGTTACTAAGACCATATAACTCAGAATATTTTAGAATATTTAGAGCTTCAGGAAACGACTTTCAATTTGGATTTTTAACAGCACTACCACCTTTTAGACTGGTAGAGGGACAACTTTATACATAATTATGTTTGACATTTCATTAGATTTCTTAGATCACATGTTCTCGAAAGGAAAGGTAGATGAGAATCAAAAAGTTATCCCAACAAAATTTGAAGGACAAACTTATTCTAAAGATCAAATCTTTATAGTAGGATTTATTCTTCTTTTAATAGTAGTATATATCTCAATAGCAATAAAGAAATATTTAGCTAAGAAATATAAAAAGAAATATGAAAAACAAAACAGAATTGAATTACAAACACTTAGAAATCCAAAATCTACAGGAACTATGTTTATCGCTTAATCATAGAATTTTAATAACACAATATTTTATTATATTTTGTTTCTTTTTCTTTTTCATATATAAGATAATTAATTTAATTAAAAATTATTATAAATATAAAAATAGTCATAATTGTGTTGCACCAAATGCTCCTTATTATCCGACTATTACGCATGGACCCTTTAAATAAATATATAAGTCCTCTCATTTTACCCTTTAGTTCTTTTAAGAGAGGCACTCTTTAATCAATAAGTTTAAGTTTTGATTTAAGTTTTATAACCACCCAGGGTATAATCTGGACCGTTTGTTAGTAGTACGTTTGCGAAGGTGATTAATTTCATAACTAGACAAAAAACTAACGATTCTAAAAAGTTAAC